CCATCATGACAAGCCGGGAGGTGGCGGATATGTTCCAGGAATATCACTCGGTTACATATCGCAGAATCGCACAGCTTATCGTGGAGCTGGAACCGATGGAGCAGACAGAGTTCAAAATGGCACAGTTCAAGGCAAGACACCAGGAGTACCCGATGTGGGAACTGACTGAAAAAGCCTGCAAGCTCTATCTGGCGAGAATGAAAAGAGATAGATGCTACGGGAAAAAGAAGACCGGCATTGAGAAGATGGAAAAAGAACTTCGCTGTCGGGTAAGTGGCCAGAAACTAGTAGGGGATGCAGAGAGTGGATACAAGGACGTCCGGGAACTGTTCAATCAGTTTATTACCGGTCCGAAGGGCGAAAACCGGGAGATTCCAGAACTGACGCAGGCCTACGAACGGCTGAGAGCGGTTATGGAGGCACAGGTTCCTGGGGCAAAAGCTGATACGGCGATAACATCTGCGGTATACGATGTGGCGATAGAGTCAGAAATGCAGGGGTTCATTTACGGATTTCAGTTGTTCGGAGCGGTTCTGCAGGGATGTGGCAGTTCAAGAAGATGTGCCGGAGAAAATTAAGGGCAGATAGGAGGAATCATGGAAAATAAGTTAGTAAAGCTAAAACCATGCCCGTTCTGCGGCTGCGGAGATAGAAGAGTGGGAATCCGCAGGATGGGTAACAACGGATATAGAATTTGTTGCTCGAAGTGTGGAAGTCTCGGACCTCATGTATCAGTGAAGGACTGGAACGGGCAGAAGGAGCTTGCACAGAAAGAGGCAAGAGAAAAATGGAATGAAAGGGCGTGAGAAAATGGATAGAGAAGAGTTTATGAGAGAGTTGGAAGATATGTTCCAGGATGAGCCGGATAACAATAAACTGAATGTGGTTCTGGACCTTGCGGATGCGTATGTAGAATATGAATACGAGGAAAGAAAAAAGTCTGAAAAAGTGCAATGGGGAAAAGATGTGTGTGCTGCGGCAGGAGAGGATACAGATGAATTTCCGGAGCAGGTGTTTGTTTCTATTTCTGAGAAGTTAGAGAATAGAATGCTGGAGAATAACGGCGATCTGGAATATGCAGTAGTGCAGGAAGTTGTAAATGAGTTCTGGGAGCGGGAGGAAGGGAAAGATGCTGATTGTAAGCCAGAATAAAGAGAAGGTGTTGTGGTTCGGAAGAGCCTTTAACGCCCTGGAATATTCAGAACAGGTAAACCACAAGGGAAAGAAGGAAACCGTCAGACACACAATTTGCATATCTGATGGTTGTCTGGAAGAGATTGCAGAGTATCAGACAAAGGAACGGTGCTTGCAAGTGCTGAAAGATTTCTGCGGAGCATATGAAAATGAATGTTATACGGTTGAGTTCTTCGACACTGCGGCCCAGGCAACAAGACCGGCAATGTACAAGAAGAACATCGTGTATGAGTTCCCGGCGGAGTAATGTGAAGGAGGGCGATGATGGAACACAAGATCACAATCATGAAATATCAGACGATGTTTCCGGGGATGACAAAAAAGCTGTTCGATGAGAAAGAGAGATTCTATCAGATTGCAGTCATCAGCATCAGACTGGATGAACTCCAGACAAAAGGTGCGGTACTGCAGAAAATGGGAAAACCAACAAAGAGCGGCACTAGAATGACGTTTGCACCGGTGCGGAGTGCTGGAGAGTATGAGGCAGAGATGCAGAGGATTCTGGAAGACGGGAAAAAGCTGGGTCTGAAATTTGAAAAGAAAAAGGAGGAAAAGTAATGGAGAGCAGTGAAGTTGTAAAAATCAGAGTGGAGAATATATATCCGCATCCGGATAATCCGAGAAAAGACCTCGGAGATGTGACAGAGTTGGCAGAATCAATGAAGAAGCATGGAGTCATGCAGAACTTGACGGTTATTCCGGCAAGTGCATTGACGGCAGACCCGGAAGATCAGCCGGATGCCGATAAGGTTTCGGTAATCAGTGATTTCCATGCACTGATAGGACATAGAAGACTGGAGGCGGCAAAATTAGCAGGCCTGGTAGAAGTTCCATGCCAGATTAGAAGCAAGATTTCCCGTAAAGAGCAAGTAGGTATCATGCTGTTGGAGAATATTCAACGTGAAGACCTTACCATCCAGGAACAGGCCCAGGGATTCCAGATGATGCTCGATTTGGGAGATACGGAAGACCAGATTGCAGAAAAGACCGGATTCAGTAAATCAACCGTCCGGCATAGGCTGAATATTGCGAAGCTGGACCAGGAGAAATTGAAAGAGAAGCAGCAGGACGATGCTTTTCAGCTCACATTGAAAGACCTGTACGAACTGGAGAAAATCAAGGATGTAGAGATGCGAAATGAGATTCTGGATAAGGCCAGCAGTTCCAGAGATATTGTGAGCCGGGTTCAGAATGAGATTACAAATGCCAAGAAGAAAGAGAATGCAAAGAAGCTCAAAGCGAAGCTGAAAAAGATGGGAGTAGAGAAAGCACCGGAGCAGTATTCGCAGCAGATGTACAATGGGAAATGGAAAACAGTGATTGAGTTCAACTTAGCAGACGATGTTCCGGATGAAATCAATCTGCCAGAGCAGAAAGGGCAGATGTACTGGTATGAGATGTGGCGAGATTTGAGAATCGTTACGAAAGCTCCGAAGGAAAAAAAGAAGCCGACAAAAGAAGAACTGGCGAAGAAAGAGCAGGAAAGAAAGTCGAAGGAAATAAAAGAGATTTTGAAGGGAAGTGCCACCAGAAGGAAGGAATTTATTGCCGGAATTATCTCTGGAAAAATCCCGGCTCTTAAAGACGAAAATGCAGCGAGAGAAAAAATCTGGGATGCCCTGGTGCTGATTGGTTATGGTCTGTACGGTTCGGTTGCGAGAGGCTTTTTCTTGGAGGGTGATGAGTGGAAGTACAGTGAAGAAGAGAGAAAGCAGGCAAATGAGACATTCAAAGGATTGAGCATCACACATCAAATGCTTGTGTTTCTGCATGGGTCGATGATTACTGTAGGAGAAACCTATGATTATAGCGGACGCTACGCCAAAGAAAAGGCGGATAAACTGCTGAAAGGGTATGAAGCCCTCGAACTGTTTGGGTGGTTCTTTGAGATGGATGAGGAGAAGCAAGTTCTGGACGGAACAAGTGAGTTATTTGCACCTGCGGAAGAAAAGTAA